CTCTAAAGTGATAGAATTTATTTACTAACCATAAAACATAAGACCGTGGTAAACGAAAAATCAATTGCCTCGTACCAACAGTTGTTGGACGAAGGCGTAATTAGCACAAGGCAGTCTCAAGTTTTACACGCACTCAAGCAAGAGCTCGGTAAAGCTACAAACAGACAGCTAGCTAAACATCTTGACTGGGACATCAACAGAGTTACCGGCAGAATATCTGAGCTTAGAAACAAAGGCTTGGTTATACCTGCAGGTAGCCATTACGACGTTGCAACAAACCGCACTGTAAACATGTGGAAATGCAAATGACAATGTCTCAAGTAAACAAGATTAAAGACAGTGAACAGAGATACGCTCTCAATTTATGGGCTAAGTCAGGGTTTGTAGGCAGTATTATTGCCGGTACAGGCTTTGGTAAGTCCAGGTGTGGTGTGCTTGCAGCAGGTAAAACTCTGCGAGACATTCATAATGAAGAGGGTGAGGGTAGAGGTATTGTACTTGTACCCACTGTTCAGCTTAGAGACCAATTCGAAGAAGAATTCTCTAAATGGGGCTACGATGATGTAGTCGATCTTATTGACTTTGTGTGCTATCAGTCAGCGTACAAGCTAAAAGACAATCATTACAACATTGTTGTGTGTGATGAGGTGCATCTTGGCTTGTCTCCTGAGTACCGCAAGTTCTTTGAGAACAATACATACGACAGAATGCTGTGCATGACTGCAACACTGCCAGAAGAGAATGAATACAAGCTGCACTTGTTTAAACTTGCACCTACAGTATACAATATTTCTTTAGATCAGTGTGTAGCTATGGGTCTAGTATCTCCGTATGACATTGTTTGTGTACCTATTTCTCTTACAGATGAAGAAGAGAAAGAATACAAATCAATCAACAAGAAGTTTGTGTATTGGAAGTACCAGCTTGGACAGTTTGGTGCGTTTGATGCCGCTAAGGCTATTATGGCCAACAAAAATGCTAGTGCTAAAGACAAGCAGGCAGCTGCTCGTTTCTATGCATGCATCAGAGACCGTAAAAAAGTAGTAGACTTTGCATCTAACAAAGTAGCACACTTGCAAAAGATTGTGCTGCAGAACTTAGACAGCAAGATGCTAGTGTTCGGTGGTGCCAATGCTTTTACAGACAAGCTCTGTGATGCTACGCAACCTTTTAGTGTAGCCTACCACAGTGGTAAGACTAAAAAGCAGCGTGAGAATGCTCTCAAGGACTTTAGAGAAGGTGTTAAACCTGTGCTATGTTCTACAAAAGCATTGAATCAGGGCTTAGATGTACCTGATGCATCAATTGGTGTGGTGTGTGGTCTTACTAGCAAAGCTCTCCCTATGATTCAGCGACTAGGTCGTTTGATTCGTTTCCAGGAGAATAAGCGCGGTAAGATATACATACTGTATGTCAAGGATAGCCAGGAAGAAAAGTGGCTTAAAAGTAGTGTTAAAGACTTGAAAAATATCACATGGTTACCGAGCTAATTGCTTGGTAATCAGGTGTGTTTTTCGTAAATTGTATAGCTTATGCAGATAGAAATTGACATCAATTTACTACTGGAAAATCATATCAGTGCTGATGATTATTTGGCACTGTATGCATTGTACAGAAAGGGCTACAAGATACTTGCGCGATTAAATCTGTCCCCTAATTGGGAAGATTTACAGAGCAAGGGTTTTGTTAAGCTAGGAGAAAGCATAGAGGAACACATTGTTAGACAGAAATTTATAGATCTATTCTCATCAGACTTTGATCAAATGTTTGTGGAATTATTAGGCAGGTACCCAATGAAGGTACAAAGCAAAAGCGGTGTTCGTATACTGCATGCTGCAGATCCTAATGCTAAAGCAAACAAGAGAGCTAAAGACCGGTACCGTAAAGTTGTAGGCAACAAGCGATTCATACACGATAAGATTATGAAGCTGCTTGATGTACAGCTCAAGGTAGAGAGAGGACGTCTAGAGTACTTACAAAACCTAGAAGTATGGATTAACAACCATACCTGGGAAAAATACACCAATATAGATAGCACTAATGCAGGAGAATCAGAAACCAGAATCACAAGAAAGCTTTGATGTATTCAAAGAGAGAGGTTTTCAGAGTATTGAGAAAGCAGTTAATCAATCAATCATGGTTGTTAAACAGGCTAAGCTCGGTAACCGTGACGTATTTCCTACGTTGTGGAAACGACTCAATAGAAACCTACTCGGCGGATTACAGCCAGGTAAGCTGTATGTGATTGCAGGCCGCCCCGGTGTGGGTAAGTCTGCGTTTAGTAACCAATTGATATTCGACACACTTGATGCCAATCCTGGCAAAAGTATTAAAGTATTGTATTGGAGTTTCGAGATGCCAGGTTATCAACAGATACTGCGCACAGGCTCGAAAATAGTAAAGAAGGAAGTTGCTGACCTACTATCAGTAGACAACACTCTTCCGGATGTAGACTTCAAAACTTACGCGGCACGTATGCAGAAATACAAAAAGTATTCAGTGTACTTTAACAACATCCCGCGTGACATGCAGTTTATTATGGATGCAAATGAAGAACTAGCTTTTCAATACCCTAATGACATTGTGATCAACTTGCTTGACCACTCTCGTCTTGTTAGGGGCAACGAAGAGACAGAACTTAGACGCTTGAATACGATTTCTAAAGGCTGCATGTGGCTGCAGTCAAAGCTAGGTACAATTAACATATTGTTGTCTCAGCTTAATCGTAACATCGAGCAAGAACACCGTGCTAAAAATCAGTACCAGCCGTTACTATCAGATCTATTTGGTAGTGACAGCATAAGCCAAGATGCACATGTGGTTATGATACTCAACAGGCCTTATGACTTGTATGGTATTACAGAACCGTATTGCAACGAAGAGCCTAGAGGTTTGTTGGCAGTGCATATGGAGAAGAACCGTGATGGTTTACTCGGTATGATTGCTTACGAGGCTGATATGAGCACATTTACAATTAAAGAACGTTTGTGATAGACAAAGTCTTGCGGAAGACTTTTATAATCAGACCCTCCGGTAGGTCCACTGATTTTATTAGTCCGAGCTTTGGCTATGGTTGTCTGTTTGACTGCAGTTACTGTTACATGAAACGACATAGACCTGATGGTTTATCAGTTGCTACTAACACTAACGACATTCTCACAGAGATTAACAATCACGCCTTCTTTACTCCTGTAGACAAGCCTAACCAGACACACCCTAAATTCACTACCTATGACATCAGTTGTAACGAGGACTTTGCTTTGCATGCAAAACACCATGAGTGGGAGAAGATCTTTGACTTTTTCAAGGACCATCCTATAGCCATGGCCAGTTTTGCTACTAAATATGTAAACGAGAAGTTCTTGTCCTACAACTCACAGTTTAAGGTAAGAATTAGGTACAGTCTTATGCCACAGAAAATGGCTGACATACACGAGAAAAACACATCTAAGATCATAGATAGAATTAAAGCTATCGACAGGTTTGTAGATGCAGGCTATGAAGTGCACATAAACTTTAGTCCCGTCATTGTATATGAAGGATGGCTAGATGATTATGCTGAGCTATTTAGCTTGATTGACACCCATGTAAAGTGGAAAGAGCAGGTACTTGCAGAGGTTATATTCTTGACGCACAATTTGAATAAGCACAAGGATAATACAACCCGGCACCCTGATGCAGAAACTACACTATGGACACCCGATACACAAGAGCCTAAGAACTCTCAGTATGGCGGTATGAATATTAGATACAAGCACGATTTGAAGCGAGTATTTATTGAGCAGTTTATTGACTTACACGATAAACTGATACCTTGGAACACAATCCGTTACATTTTTTAACTATGGAATTACCAAAAACAGTGGTGAAGGCGAGCCGTAAATCGCCTAAGAACATGATTATCTACGGTCCACCAAAGATCGGCAAGACAACAGTGCTATCACAGCTAGAAGGCTGTCTTATCATTGACTTGGAAGCTGGCTCGGACATGGTAGATGCACTAAAAGTTCAAGCTAATAGTCTAAAAGAGCTTGGTGAAATCGGTAAAGAGATTATCAAGCAAGGTAAGCCGTACAAGTACATAGCCATCGACACTATCTCTAAACTAGAGGAATGGTGTGAGGATGAGGCTAAGAAGTTGTACATGTCTACGCCTATGGGTAAGAACTTTGAGACTAAGAATCCTGGCATGTCTGTATTGTCATTGCCTAACGGCGGTGGCTATTTATATTTGCGCATTGCTTACAAAAAGTGGATTGATAGACTCAATAAACTTGCAGATCACATCATTCTTGTTGGTCACCTCAAAGACAAACAGCTTGAGAAGAAAGGCAAAGAGGTTGCTGTTAAGGACTTGGACTTGACAGGTAAAATCAAACAGATTACATGCGCAAATGCAGATGCTGTTGGCTATATCTACAGAGAAGATGACAAGACTATGATCTCGTTCAACTCTCTAGAAGATGTAACTGCAGGTAGCAGATGTGCACACTTAAAAGGCGAGACCATGCCTTTAGAATGGTCGAATATATTTATTGATTAACTGCTTTAAAACTAAAAAAGATGATTGAAGCAAATGTACCTGGCGAGGTTACGCAGACCAATGTGGAAACTCCACAGACAATCACAGTATCTATGATACTTGAGGACTTAGACAATGGTATTGACCGCAATGCTATCAAAGAGAAGTACAACCTACAAGCGTGGGAAGTAAAGCAAATGTTTGAGCACCCATCACTTAAAGGCAAGAAAGCCAAGAAAGT